TATATATATATATATATATATATATATATATATATATATATATATATATAGTAGTAATGAAAGTCCCGAAAACTTATATTCCTACAATTTTAAGCAAAAAAGACAAAAAAACAGTAAAGAAAGGATTAAAAAAATCTATAATGAATTATAAAAATGGGAAATATGTAACACGAAAGAAGGTTAAATCTTTTAAATCTAAAAAATCCAAACATATATTGAATGCAGAGAAAATATATAAAATTAAGAACTTATCAATAAATAGAGAATTAGTTAAAAAGACAAAATGCTCAAAAAAAACACTCGATACTATATTGAGAAAGGGTCTTGGTGCGTATTATTCATCTGGTTCTCGTCCAAATCAAACCCCCCATTCGTGGGGATACGCAAGATTGGCATCGGCTATAACCGGTGGAAAAGCGTCAAGTGTTGACTACAAATTATTAGAAAATGGCTGTCATACAAATTCACTAGCATTAAAATTGGCAAAAAAAACAAAACAGATTAGACACCACACAAGAAAAATACACAAAGTATTACTGTAGAATTTATAATTTTACACAGTATTGCAAATTAATTTTTTATAATCTATGGTTATCTGAAGAAAAAAATAATATTATATCAATTTTTTACAATCGGGATGTTTTACACATTTGGGAATTTAAACCGCCTATTATAAGTTTTAATATAAAAAATTATCTATAAACTACATTTTATATTAAAACTTATAGATAAAATTTATAAATAATATATTATAAATGACTATACCAAAAATTATTCATCAAACATACAAAAATCATAATTTACCAGAAACATATAAAATGTGTCAAACAGAAATTAAAAGATTACATCCCGATTTTGAATATCGTTTTTATACAGATGAGGATATGAATAGGTTAATGAAAACAAAATTTCCAGAATATTATGACAAGTTTAATGAATTACCAAGAATGATTATGAAAATAGATATGTTTAGATATTTTTTAATGTATAAATATGGAGGATTATACACAGATATGGACTATTTAATGTTTAACCCATTTGATTTGTTAAATGAAAAAGTTGTTATACCAACAAATCGTGATATTCAAGATAATAAATTATCCTGTTTGGGAAATTGTATTTTCGCATCAGAACCTAACCATCCATTTTGGAAATCTTTAATGGATACATTATTTAAGATTGATAGAAAAATTTTACCCTTTTCTGGTTTTGATAATGTTATAAAAAGTACAGGTCCTATGTTTGTTTTTAATATGTATAATAGATATTTGAACAAAAATGATATAAATGTCCCTGAAAGAATGTTATTCCATCCACCTACAAAAAATAATCAACAATATATAGAACAATTAAAAGAGAAAGGATGTTATGGAATGCATATATGTACGGGATTATGGCTAAATGATAAATTATAAGATATTATACTATATAGCAAATGCCACCACACAAAAGCGAAGACTATAAGATTACAGCAGTTCAGTATTATCTATCTAAAAATAATAATCAAGTGAAAACTTGTAAGATATTTAAGTGTCATCCACTGAGTCCAATGCGTTGGGTAGACAAGTATAACAAAAATAAAAATATAACACGGAAAAACAGAATACCAAAAGCATACAAAGTAAAAAAAAGAGCAGGTAGATTATATTTTAAAAACATTACGTAATGACAAGACAATTACGATGAATGATATACTTCAAAAGTTAAAAGAAAAGCTATCTATAAAACCGGTGTTTTAAATTTCCAAAGGTGTAAAGCACTGGATTCTTTAATTTCAACGGCTATACACCAAATCAGCCGTTCCAGAGGAGAAGCGCAATATATTAAATCTCTCTTCCATTACAGTAAGACTGTAATTATATTTGTAAATACTCGTTGGTTCTTTACTGGTGCCGATTACAACACCGTCGTCGTCGCAAATTGTTGTGAATTTAACATTATCAAGGTCGATTGGTGGATTATTATGATTATTAAATTCAAATTCTACATTTTTAAATTTATTAGTATTAAATGCTCCTGATGGCTGATATTTCCGATTATCGGTACTCAGTGCAAAATTATAATGATATAAACAATGTTTCGAATTACCATGTGTGCTGTTATATTTTTCTATTTTATCATAAATTCCAGAGGGTAATGAATTCTCTCTGTATTTTCCATCAACTATAATGGCGAAGTCTTTCATAATTTCCTTTTTATTGGTCTGTTCATATATTGTTGGTTCATACCCAGTGATGAATATATTTTTTGATGTATCGTTGATTTGATAAACATCGTTGGTCTTATAAAATATAGGATTATTAGGCGTATTTAATTCGTTTAATTTTTGAAGACTATTAGGTAAAATATTTTCATAAGGCCAATTCGTATAATTAGACCACTCATTCCTTTTATGAACATCATCGCGCTGATTATACCACATCCAATTAGAAATCAATCCATTGCTTTCAATATTTATCTTGCTTGATTTGTTAACTCTCTCAAAATTATACTCATAAACCTCTTTTATTAGATATTCCTGCGTATTATTTGCAAATAGTGTTCGTTCTACAGTATCTAGAAAACATTGGGTAGTCATTAAATGAATATCCGTATTTATATTTGTTCGCTGGTCTTCATAAATGGTGTCCTTTGTTATATCCCTCATTGGTGGTTCCTGAATAAATCTATAAAAACCGTAGCGTGCATCTTTATTTTGTTCTGCTTGTATTCTTGGTATTTCATTATAATTGTTATATGTTTCGTCGTATAATATATCTTTGATTGTAAATAATGATTGAATTGGTTTTAATGTAAAATGAATTTCTAATTCAGCATATTGTAAACAGATTAACGGTAATGCCATACTGGTTAATAGTGAGAACCAAGTATTTAATGGAATGTATAATGTTTGACTTAAAATACTTGGTTCTATTCCATTAATACTTTCGTCGTCCATTTTGAAAGCATTGGGGTAATTATTATCACGATTAGAATAATTAGCAGGATCATTTAGTTCGGTCACATTACCGGTCATTATATTGAATAGTTCTTTTTTGGTGTTATCAAAATCACGCTCTACGGCATTGCGTAAATAGTTGCCCGAGAATTTTTGAATTATTCGACCACCAATAGTGAATGTAACTTCTTCGATTAAATGTGACCCAATATTTTTAATCCATTGAAATTCATAAGGTCTGTATTCTTCAGTAGAATTTTCAACGTGTTTATATACTGGACTCCAAATTTTAGGTAATGTAATCACTAAATACGTATCTATTAATAGATCTCCATACCTTGGCATTTTAAAACTAACGTGTGTATTTTGTGTTAGATGTATATTTGTTTGTCCTTGCTGGTCCACTCTATATTTTTGCAACCCAAAATTAGTATATTTTGCGTATTTGGATTTAAAAAAACTTTTAGTAGGGTTTCCATTTAATATTATATTTTGATTTCCTACAGCTATTAAATTTAATAGTCCTCCTGCCATTATATATTAATACTTATAATTTTATTTATTATAAAATATATTTAGTGTTTTATAATAAATTAAATTATATTCATATAATTTAACATGGATGAAACCAAGACTTCTTCGGCATTTTACATAATTATCGCGTTAACGATAGTTGCTACTATAATTTTTTTGGTAATAAGTTGGATATTTTATACATTAAACAAAAAAGGAGCCGCATGCAAGAAATTGGAGACAATATATTTAGAAAATAGTAAACATAAAACAAACTCATTTCTAACAATTCATGGTAATGTTAAATCTGATGCCATGCAAAAAGTTAGCTCGAAAAATTTCTTTGATAATGAAAATGTTAGTTTGGTAAAAAATTATTATATTAAAACGGCTTATAATGCTTGTTGTGGTGATGGTTATAAAAACAATTTTGTTAATATTTGTGCTTTAGAAAAATGCATAGAACTTGGTGCTCGTTGCTTGGATTTTGAAATTTATTCTTATAATGGAGAACCAATTGTAGCCGCTTCAACTGCTAATAATAATTCTATCAAAGAAACATACAATTATATCAAACTCTATGATGTACTAAAATTGTTAAATTCCAAAAGTTTTGACGAATCATGCGATAATTGTTCCCATGACCCTATGTTTTTACATTTTAGAATAATGAGTGAAAATAAAGTAATATACGACAAATTAGGCGATTATATTAAGGAGTGCTTATACAGCTATAATTTGCTGGATAATGTAAGATTTAATTATAAAAACTTCGACCAAGACCAATTATTACAATTACACATTGCATCGGAACAATTTGCTAAGAAATTCGTTATTATGGTGAATACTATGCATGTTCCGATATTGGATACAAGTAGGTTAGCAAAATACGTAAATATTCGGTCTGGTTCATCTACTATGCGTTTATTGCGTTATGAAAATGTTGTGGCTGCGGGGAAAAATAATCCATTAATGATTGACGAATCACATAGAAGTTTAGCTATTGTTTTACCCAATATAGACAACACAATAGATAATTTTGATCCATTATTACCGTTTAATAATGGCTGTCAATTTGTGGGTATGAAATTTCAAAATATAGATAATAATTTGCTTGGGTATTATAAAATGTTTAAAGATAATGGTGGATTTTCGTTTGTTTTAAAACCTTTCAATTTACGCAAAGATATCATACGCAGCGAGCCAATCGCAGAAGGCGTTGAATTAAATAAACGTCAAGAATATACAATGGGATATGAAAATCCAAACTAAAAACTCAACAATATTTTTTTTTTTTTATCATTCTATATATAATGAATGATAAAAAACACAATAACAAAGAACTAGCTTTGTTAAGGAATGCAGTAAATGATGCTTCTGATGCTTTGGGTAAAAAAATTATTCAATCAGAAAACATTACCTCTATAATAGCAATTTTAGAGAAATTTTTAAAGAATAATTCAACTCTATGTTATGGTGGCACGGCAATCAATAATATTTTACCAGAACAAGACAGATTTTATGATAGAAACACTGAAATCCCTGATTATGATTTCTTCACACCAAATGCTATTACATGCGCTAAAAAATTAGCGGATATATATTACCTAGCTGGATATGAAGAGGTGGAAGCAAAAGCAGGTATTCATACAGGCACTTACAAGGTATATGTTAATTTTATACCGATTGCCGATATTACATATATAGATAAGAAAACATTTACAAATCTGATGAAACAATCAATTAAGATAAATGGTATCGATTATTGCCCGCCCAATTTTTTAAGAATGGCTATGTATCTTGAATTATCAAGACCCATGGGTGATGTTTCTAGATGGGAAAAAGTATTAAAACGACTCGTATTATTAAATAAACATCACCCATTGTCTGGTAGTGATTGTACAGAAGTAAAAACAATTAGTAAATATAAGGGACCTGAAAAAAATAATAACAATATCTACAATATAATAAAGAGTTCGGTCGTTAGTCAGGGATTAGTTTTTTTCGGTGGTTATGCGTCTGCATTATATGGTAGATATATGTCTAGTAAAAAGAAAGCTAAAATAATTAATATCCCTTCTTTTGATATATTATCTACTGACGCAGAAAGCAGTGCTATAATAATAAAAGAGCAACTGATTCACGCTGGTTATGACAATATAACTGTCAATAAGCGACCGAGTATAGGAGAGTTAATTTTGACGCATTATGAAATCATGATTACATATAATAATAAAACACACGCATTGTGTTATATATATAATGCCAGTTCGTGTCATAGTTATAATAATATCACTATTGATGGCGAGAAATTAAAAATAGCATCTATAGATACTATATTGAGTTTTTATTTGGTTTTTATATTTGTTGACCGTCCATACTACGATGTAAATAGATTATTATGTATGTCAGAATATTTATTCAAAGTTCAAATGAACAACCGGTTAGAAAATAATGGATTATTGAAGAGATTTAGTATTAACTGCTACGGTACACACGTGTCATTAGAGGATACCAGGGCATTAAAATCAAAAACTTACAAATCTTTACGTGAAAATAAGTGTCTTCGCGGATGTAAAAAATACGATGCTGCTTTTCTGAGGTATATACCAAGCACCGAAAAGAAACTAGAAAACTTGGGGAACAAAAAAAACACAATGACTAAGAAACAATCTATTAGTTTATCTAAAATGAAATCGAGAAACCGGTCCAACAAATATAAACGCTGATTATAATTTATTTTTAGAATGGTCAATATTATAAATACAACATTTAAGGTTGTTCGTTTTTTTACATTTACTGGTTTTACCAGTTACTATTTTTTTTATTTTACAGCTTTTATCGGTAAGAACGCATCTATTAAAAAATGATTTCTTAATGTCAATTATATATGGTATTAATAATTCTGGATTACTTCTCTCTGGGTGTCCTTGAAACCCATAGAAAGGGTAATTTTTATGTTTTATGAACTCTATAAACATATTACCGGTTTTATCTTTTGTTTTTGCATATAATGATATTTTTTTATTATTATTTATCTTGCTAGGAGAGATACCCAATTTATGATTGTGAATTAATGGATTAGAATAATCGTATAATTTCTTAAAATATTTTCCGTTTTCAGTAAATATTGGGTGTTTTTCATAATTATAGTATGATTTCACATCAATAAATAATTCATCTATGTCTTCATTCGTTTCAATTAATATTAAATTTTGAAATCCATGACATATAGAGAGAATTGGTAATAATCTTCCCTTCATATTAATTCTTTTTGCTAATTTTAATAATATTTTTTGTGTTTTTAAATGTTCTTTAAATTCTGGTCTATCATAATAGTTTCCAATTTGGCTACCCGGAAACACCAATCCATCTATATTTTTCAAAATATTTTTAATGAGAGACTTCGGGTGATTGTATGGAATAACTACGAATTCTATGTTATTTTTCTCCATATAGGTTATAAAAGCGAGCGATAAAAAGACATTTTTAGAGGTAGAACCGTCATTTATATATGGTGATGCCAAAAAACCTACCTTGGGTTTTTTCATATGCTTTATATAATACAAAAATAATATATTATTAAAAAATACATCACTAAATTTATATACACCGGATAACCATGTAATACAATATCATTCATCTAATAACTTATTATATTTGGTTTGTTATAATATTATATCTCATACCCATAAGTTTAATTCTAAACGGTTCAAATTCTTCTCTATCCTGTCGCAATAACATTTTTATCTATAATAAATAATTTTAAAGCATTAATTGGAAAGCATTAATTGGGAAAGCATCGTCCAATATATCTTTTATCATAGTAATAACATAATCATTTTTCAAATTATTAGGAAGCAATTTTAATACTCCGAAACAACATGCCAAATATATTTTAGTATGATTAATTTTAATTACATTTTTTCCATACATTATATGTGGCGATGCTGTATTGTTTCTCTTCATTACCCCCCCCCCCNATAAATATATTGTTTTTTTTATATATTGA